AAATGTAAAAGTTTCCATTTCTGTTTCCATTTCAAATTGAGGCTCTTCATCAAAAGTAAAGTATTCTTCTTCAAAATAAAATTCTTCCATGTCATCAAAAACTTCTTCTTGTAAGTCTTCTAATGTATCTTCAACATTATCTAAAGCTGTTGATGTCTCTGTATCTAATACAGTATTATCATAAGTCATTGTAAGTTTAGCACCTAAAAGATTAGGTCCACCTCTACTTGCTGTACCTGTATTATTATCAGTACCGCTCCAGGACCAATCTACTTTGTTAGATCCTGTGTTATTATAAATAACTTTGTCATTGTATTGACCACAATTAGCTGAAACACCTGCAGAGGAAGATGTTGGATATCCATTACAGTTTCCTTTAAACCCATCTATATCTGTTCTTGTTTGAGTTGTAGTTGATAATACCGTGCCACTTGGGTCTTTTAATTGAATGGTTATAGTGTGTGAATCTGTATTTCCAGTGTCGCCTTCACAATTTCCAGCTTCATGATCACAATTTGCAATGTCTATATAGTTATTAAGAGTAATACCATTGTCTAACATGTCCTGAGTACGATTAGTGTTAGTTAGAGCAATGTCGTTTTTAGTTATTGTTGCAGTACCAGTAACTTCAAAATCTCCACCTACGTTATGTTTATAACCACAATTTGATTGAGAAGTTGGACACGTAACTGTAAATCCATTCATTGTATCGTTGTTAGATACATAACCAGAGCTACCAGGATTAATTTGATCCGTAGAACTAGAGTTCCAATCTACTCCATCTCCTGCATTGGGAAGTAAATTACCTGTTGTTATTTCTTCTGCTTGAACAATGGTAAGTGTTAATAGAAAAATTATTAGCCATTTCATTTTTTTCTCATGTAATGTTTAGAAGGTTCATAATCCCATTTTTTACCGTGATGTCCTCTTATGTCTGCGTACCACATTCTTAACCTTACAATCCATTTTCTTACTGGTCTAGGCATTATTTAGGTGATTCCCAATTTACTGGTTTCTTTTTAGGTGTAATGACTTTTTCTCTCTCTTGATCTATTTTCTCAAATTCTTTTGTCATTTTAGCTTCTTCTTTTAATCTTTTCTTTTCTTCAAGAGCTTTCTTTTTAGCTATTGCTTTTTCTTTTTTTTCTCGTTCCTTCATACGTTTTACATATATATCA